CGCATGAAGTCGGCAGAAAAAGCCGGAAGAAAGGCTGCGTCTACAGCGATTAAATTTTCAGGAGGATTCTAATGCCAGGACGTCACAAAAAGAAAAAAAAGAAAGGCGGCAAGGGTGGAAAAGGCGGTTACTAAACGCGGCCCTGCAAAGCAATTCAGTTTCCATGAAGACTGGATCAAGGCGTATAAGAAATTAGGCGGTGTGAAAGCGCTGGTAAATTTTGCTAAAGATCCACAAAACCATAAAAAATTTATGGATATTGGAGTAGCTTTATCACCTAAAAATGTTAAAGTAGAGCAGGAACATACGTTGAATTTTGTTATGGTTCCTAGTAAAACAGATTTACCTGAATTGCCTGAAGATATAATTGATATATCTGATACAGTGGAAGTCGAGGAAATAGATGTTAACTCTGGAGAAAACAAATCGTAGGGGTGAATGTTTATGGACGCCGACAGAAAAACAGAATGAATTTTTAGGTAGTCCGTTTGATGAAGTGTTATATGGTGGATCAGCTGGTGGTGGAAAATCTGATTCACTTTTAATAGATATGTTGGGGTTAACTCAGAATGCGTTAAAGTGGTCTCGTTATAGAGCTATTTTGTTTCGCAAGACTTTCCCCGAATTAAGTGAATTGGTAGATCGTTCCAAGGAGATTTATCCACAGATATATCCCGGGGCGATATATAATACAACCGATCACGAATGGCGTTTCCCGTCAGGCGCTAAAATACTGTTTTCGTATATGGATAAAGACGAAGATAGGTACAGGCATCAGGGAAACGAGTATCAATGGGTAGGATGGGATGAATTGACGCACTGGGCATCGCCTGTATGTTATAAATATTTACAGTCCAGAACTCGATCCATTAACCCTAAAATAAAGTGTTTCACACGAGCGTCTACTAACCCAGGTGGGCGTGGTCACGCATGGGTCAAAGAATATTGGCGAGTACCCAACGATGGGACTGGAACAAGATTCGTTCATGCGGAACGTGTTAATGGGGAAATTGCTAAATCGTTCAGGCAATTTATACCGGCACGGCTGGAAGATAATCCGCATCTTAGTGATTCTGGTTATAGAGAAATGCTTCTCAAACTTCCAGAACGTGACCGGAAAAAACTATTAGACGGGAGATGGGACGTTGTTGAGGGTCAGTTCTTTTCTTCATGGAACCCTGAGCGGCATATTATTGAAGCGTTTCGCATACCGAAAACGTGGCCAAGATGGAGAGCGATGGACTGGGGAAGCACTAAACCCTACTCAATCGGTTGGTACACGGTTGATCCAGACGGAATCATATACCGGTATAGGGAATTATATGGATGGGGCGGAGAGGCCAATATTGGCACAAAAGAATCAGTTAGAGAAGTTGCACGAAAAATAAGAGAGGCAGAAAAGTATGAAACGGCTCACGGAATAGAATTTAGAAACAACCCAGCTGACTCATCATGTTGGTTTTCCAAAGGCGAGGGCGTAACTATATTTGAATTGTTTCGCAACGAGGGAATACTGTGGTGGCCGGCAAAGGGTGGGCCTAACAGCCGCGAAAACGGCTGGGCTGTTTGCAACCAATTTTTACTCGAAGGGATGTTCAAAGTGTTTGCTAACAGCCGGCATTTTATTAGAACAGTACCTGTATTACAGATAGATGAAAACAAACCTGAAGATGTGGAGACTAAAAATCAAGAAGACCATGCCGGTGATGAATGGCGTTATTCATTGGTAAGTCGTCATCAGTATATTCGGGAGATTGTACCAAAGATACGACCCAAATATATGTCGTTTGACTATATTGTTGATTTAGACCAGCCGGAGATCGACAAGAGTATTTATAGGCTGTAATTAAAACTCTTTTTAGGAGATAGAAATGTATACAAGAACAAAAATCGGGGCAACCATGTCGTCAGCGGCTTCTACTGCTGTAGTTACGAATTCCACAACCCCAAATTTGCCAGGAACGAGTGTAGTGCTTTCAATAGATTACGCTACAGCACCATCAATGGATTGTAAGGTTGAAGGTTCAGACGATAATTCAACATTTACTGATCTATGGGATCCACCAGCGGTTAATGATAATAGTTCTACAGCTGTATCCCAGCGAAGTGCAACTGTTACTTTGCCTAAGTACATAAAAGGTACTGTAACTGCTTATACTGATGGCACAGCTATGTTCTATATTGAAAATGCTGGTTAATCCACATGGCGGATATTCAGGATGATGTAACATCTGCGATCCGTGAATCTGGGTTTCAAAAACCCGGAGGCAAGGATAAAGAGCCACCAAAAGGCGAAAAGGACTCTGCGAATTACTGGAAGAGGCGTATTGAAATGGCAACCATTACTATGGGGCCGTTTCACAAGAAGATTAAAGAACATCGGAAGTACGTTCTAGGTGAACAACATGACGATGGGAGTAATCAACTTGTAAGAGCTAATCTGGTTCAATCGTTAATCAGGAAAGCTGTTAATAGTTCATACGCTAGAAATCCGCAATTTTCTATTCGTCCTACCGAAAATGTAGCGCTTAGTGCATTAAAACCTATGCGGTTATTCGGTAAAACGGCTGAAATTGTTTTGAATCGGGTATTTGATGCTTCCCAACTCAAACGTAGGGCAAAGGCTTGCCTTCGTGCAGCTAAGACTACTGGAATAGGTTGGGTAAAAGTATATTACCAGACACAAACGGAGGAGAGTCCTCTGATTCGTGGTCGTATTAGAGATGCTGAAGATGACCTCGAACAACTGGAATATCTTAAAGCACAGATAAAAGATCAGGAACAACGCGACCATAAAGAACGTCTATTACGCGAGAAAAAGGATCTTATCAAAGCCTTGGAAAGCGAAAAGGACGTTATTATTGGTGAAGGTCTTGTTATTGATGTCATAGATAGTTCTAATATGATTATTGATATTAGCACTATTCGCAATTTTGATGATTATGTTCGTGCTCCATTTATAGCAGAAGCAATGCTTATGACGGTTGCTGACGCTAAAAGGAGATGGGGTGAAGTTCCTTCAGGAACAAAGATGTTCGTTCCTGGCGGTCGTGACGCGAATAATATTCCGTCTGTTGATAACAAGGGTGACTTTGAGCAAGCAGACAACGAGATAATTCGTGTGTATGAAATACATGATCGGCATAACAAGGTAATTCGTTATTTACCTGAAGGTGCTAGTGAATTTCTTCAAGACGCGGTACTCCCGCCGATTGCTTGCGAACAATGGTTTCCTTATTTTCCTTTGGGTGTAAATATTGTTGACGGCCAGTTTTATCCGTTATCCGATGTTGCGCTTGTCAAGGAATTACAGGATGAGCATAATGCAGCCCGTACTAGGTTTGCCCAGCATAGGGATATTGCGATTCCTCATTGGGTAGGTAAACGTGCGGAAGTAAACGAAAGAGACGCAAAACAACTTCAGAATGCTGAGATTGGGGAAATATCGTTAATTGAAGGACAACCAGGGCAATCTGTTAAAAATTCGATTGAAGTATTTTCACCTCCGCCGGTTGATCCTGCTGTATACAGTACAGATCACACTGAACGTGATATTGAGCGTGTTTCAGGTCAGGGTGAAGTTACACAGCCTAAATCAAACCGTTCAAGAACATTGGGTGAAGCACAGATACTTTCTCAGGAAACTGGGACTCAAATAAGTGCTGATACTGATGAAATAGAAGATTGGTTTGAGCGTATTGCACAGGCTTCTTTAGAGATACTTCTCCAAACTTTAACCAAGGAACAAGTTGTAGAAATAGCTGGGCCTGAAGCTGAACCAGAGGTAGATGAACAAACTGGTCAACCTACAGGTGGAATGAAAGATGGTTCTGTATGGCCTGATGATATGAGCCGTTCTGAGATTTTTAATAATTTGAAAATACAGATACAGGCTGGTTCTTCCGGTAAACCTAATCGTGAAGAAACTGCTCAGACATGGGCGCAATTTTTAATGCCTAAAATAACAGAACTTATTCAGGGAGTTGCTGAATTGCGTGAAAAGGGTGAGGATGATCTGGCAGAAGCCCTCATTTCGATTGGTCAGGAAACCTTGCGAAGAATGGATGAGCGTTTTGATATAAATGAATTTTTACCAAAGAAAGACCCAAATGAGCAACAAACGCCTGAACAAATGAAAGCTATGGAGGAACAACAGAAACTTCAAGCTATGCAGATAGAACAATTACAAGCTGATCTTGAAGAGACGAAATCTAAAACTGTCAAGAATTTGGCGCAAGCAGAAAAATTCAAAGAAGATGCTGATGCCGAGAAAATGAAGGAATCAATTACATCCTTCAAGGCACAGGAAGAATCGGATCGTTCAGACAGGCAGTTAAGACATGAACAACGTAGGGATTTGATGGATGCCGAAATGAAATTTAGTGATATGCAAGCACAAGACAGGCGTGATGAAAGAGAGTTCAAGATAAAGGAAAGGCAGGGAAGTAAACCGATAACGAAATAGTCTAATCATGGAGGATTTATGACTGAAACGACTGAAACGCCGGAATCGTCACCGGTAGAGGGGTCAAAAGAAAGCGTAACACCGGAGTCGCAACCGGTAGCAGAAAAAAGCGTAACAGAGGATTCGCAACCTCCAGTAAAGGATGAAAAATCGGATTCATCCACCGAAGAAGAAAAAAGTGCCGTTGAAGCAATTAAACAGGCTTTGGCGGAAGATGAACCGAAAGACGAGGAAATACCAGACCAAGTAGCAGAGGATACCAAGTCTGACGAAAAGCCGGCGGTTGAAGACGAAGCTGAGGACGATACTGATATTTACTCCGAACCAGCTGGATTAAAACCAAAGGCTCAGGAAAGGTTTCGTAGTCTTGTAGAAGATAACAAGACTAAAACAGAAAGATTGGATCAAGCCGAGTTTGCGTTAAAAGAGATTCATAAGACTGTTTCTGAATCGCATATGACGCCAGAAGAATTTGGTTATCTGATTGATTATGGAAGGATGGCAGTATCCAAGAAACCTGAAGAGTTGGAATACGCATTACAAACTGCACAGAACGAGATAGTTCGTATTTCTCAATTACTTGGCAAGGAAGTTCCTGGTGTTGATTTGTTGGCAGATCAACCCGAGCTTAAAAAGCGCGTGGATGATTATGAGTTGTCTCGTGAAGATGCTTTGCGAATAGCGAAGTCAGAGCGTGAACTCGCTAGCTACAAGCAAGTTCAAACTCAACAACGAGAACAACAGCAAGTAGCCACAAAACAACAAGACGTTCAACAGCAGTCGTTAGATCAAGTTCGTGCTTATATGAGCAAGATGAAATCGACTGATATTAACTTTAGTGCGAAGGAAGCAAAACTTGTAGATCAGGCAGCCAAAGTCAGGCAGAATTATCCGCCGGAACAATGGCCTACTATAATTCAGGATTTATATGAAACTATGAGTGTTGATTCTTCTACACAAAAGCAGAACTTAAAAACAAGTGCTCCGACTCCAATGCAACCGACAACATCCACGGTTGGGAGTACGGTTCCCAAAACAATGCAGGAAGCTGTAATGCGAGGGTTAGAAAGCGCTTAATAATAACACGGCATAGGGCTAGGATGGCCCTTCTGCGACATGGAGGTTGCTATGCCTTTTACATCGGAAGAGTTATCAATAGCGGGTAAAACTGCTCTTGATTACTATATGAAAAACAAACCGGTTGACCAAATAGTTCAAGAACGGCCTTGGCTGTCTAAACTAATGTCATCCAAAAAGAGTATGCCTGGAGCTAAACAGAACGCTGTTGTTCAGTTGCGTTACAGGTATCAATCAAATTTCCAGTTTTTCAATGGCAGAAAAGTTGTTACTTATAACAACCGATCAACCATTGAACAAGCTACTTATCCTTGGCGTTCAGCGCATGATGGTTTTGCGCTTGATGAAGACCGTCTTTTGCAGAACGGTGTTACCGTTACTGACAACAAGAAGGCCGTTCATTCTGACGCCGAAGTAATTCAATTGACTAATCTACTCGATGAGCAGATTGCCGTATTGGATGCTGGTTGGGATGAGCAGTTCGATCAGAAGCTACTTGCGGATGGATCTGCGAGTACGGATGATATTGAAGGACTGGATTTTCTAATTGCCACAGCGCCAACATCAGGTACGGTTGGTGGAATTGATCGTTCTGTATCGGCTAATTCATGGTGGCGTAACCAAGTTGCGACCGGTATTACTACAGCTACTACAACGGGAACCGTTCTTGATGTAATGGAAACCCAGTGGCGTAATTGTACGAGAAATGGTGGCCGACCTAATTATATTATGGCCGGTACTGATTTCGTTGACGGTTATCGTAACTTTATTTTAAAGACTTACAGTCGAGTAAATATTGATGCTGGAAGTCAATTTGCCGCAGAACTCGGTAACTCTGGATTACATTTCAAAGGTGTTCCAATTGTTTGGAATCCTACCTTTGACGATCTGGGTGGAACCTGGGCGAAGCGTTGTTATTTCCTAAATATGAATTATATTTATATGAAGGAAATTGATGGTCAGGGGAAAATTAGCAGGAAGCCCCCGAGACCTTACGACAGGTACGAGCATTACTGGGGCTTGTCATGGCGTGGCGCACTCTGTATGAGTCGTGCTAATGCTCATGCGGTTCTAGTTCTTGCATAATCGGATTGGTGGGGGCTTAAAAACCCCCGCCGTCTTTTTTAAATTCTTGGAGGATTTATGTTATCTAAACAAGTAGATGTAAAAATTCATAAGGGTGCATTAACTGTAATTCCTAAAACGGTATATGAGCACGAAATAAAACTGCTCGAAATTTTATACGGTGTAGGCGCTGTTGTTCCTTATGAAAGAAGAGAATACTATTCACCACAGGGGAAAGGATATTACGAGGAAGGTGATGTTGTTGTGTATGATGTTGCTGAAATTGATTACGACAACGAATACACAAGGTTACTAACTACTTATGACAAACATCCAACTATTAATTTACCATTGGTAGAACATTGTTATGGCGATCAGGAAGACCGTAAACTAGAGAAAATGAACAATGAAAAATATGCTGATGAAGATGTGCCAGTACATAAAGATGATGTGGTGGTCAAGGGTTCACTTTCCGCTAATCCTGAGAAAATATCGGAAAATGAAGAAATAAATTATAATGAAATGACTAAAATGCAGTTAAAGGATCTTTTGGATGAGCGTAAAATTTCTTATCCAAGACATAATGTAACGAAGCCGACTTTGCTGGCATTGGTTGAAGGAGCTAGTGTTTAATGTCACTACCAACAAAAAGAAATCTTGGGTCATTGCGGCAGGAACTCAGGGATAGACTTGGGTTTGCTTCGCTAGGGTCTCAATCTGGCCCTAACGCTTCTATTATGGATAGCTTTTTACGCAGCGCCCAAGAATTTCTTTACTGGGAATATACACCAAGAGAAATGATAGAAACAGCCACCATTTCTTCTAATGATGCACAAACAGCCTATACATGGCCTGATACGGTTCATCTGGATCGCATTATTACGGTTGTTGGGGAGGATACAACTTCCGCAACTCCTAATCGTTGGGCGATGAAAGAAGGCATAGATTATACGCATGATAATTATGTAACTCCAAAAACTACCCCGACTAGATATGAGGTGAGAAGTAATTTTGATGTATGGCCTCAACCAGACGGTAATCAATACAGATTCCACATTGAACACGTTAAACGATTAGACGCATTTAGCGTTGATGGTGACTTTGTAACACTTGATTCAGACATGGTGCTTCATTTAGCAATCGCGAATGCAAAAGCACATTATAGGCATGAAGATGCACCGGTATATGGCCAGCAACTTGAAAGATATTTAAGAAATTTAAAGGGCGCGGGACTTGGGAATAAAAGGTTTGTTAGACGTACTGGAAAAGAAAGAGATTCTTTCGACCATCACTTCTATAACCATATAAGGCACGTTCACGCAGATGACTAATTATGCCAGTAATAACTTATGATGACTTTAGCTTAGGTAAAGACTTACGCAAAGGAATATCTGTTGCCGATGCTAACCGATTACGAGAACTAAAAAACGGTTATGTTACGACTGGTAAAGTTGTAAAGAAAAGACCCGGGACTACAAAAATAGCAACATTGGAAACGGGAACAAAGGGAATTGTTCCTGGCCTTGGTAAACTACATACATTCACAGAATCAGGAACTTTAACTCACGCGAACTCATTGTTTGTGCCTCATCAGGTGGTCGGATCGAATGTCAATCCGGCCGTTTTTGTTGGTGGTGGTTTGAATGATCTTACTTCAAGCGGCGGTTATACTGGAACCGGCACTCCTACCTATACGATAGAAATAGACGGTAAAACTACCGGTACTATCACAAAATACGAAGAGCTTAATACGTTGGCTATTACTGCAATGGCTAATGCTCATACTGGTTCGATTACAGTGATGGCGGATGCTGGTGGTGGTAATACGACAATTACCAGCGCTTCTCATGGTTTGGCA